ACACAACCTGCGGACACCTAAACAAAAGAGATGAACACTATGGCAAAAACAGACAGTTTTTTTATCAGAGCAAGCACACAAACCAACGGATTAACCTACGCACAAACAGCAGTGGATCTTGGATCCTATGTTGATGCACTCGGCAAGAGTGTCCTGCGCATTCACAACATCAGCGTTGAATACGGTGGCCCACTATCTGCCTACGCTGGTGCAGTCAACTCATCGACTCAAAGTTCATTTCAACTCACAACTCAATCACAAAGTGGAATGGTGAATGTCACTGATCGAAGTGTAATTTCATCCGGATCGCTAGCAATTGCCACAGGCGCTGCCAATGTTGAGATGATGTCAGAGGCATTGAACATTGCACCACAAGATTGGACTAAAGGCTACTTGGTTGCTGTCGAACAAATCTACCTCGGCGTTGCCCAAACCTTCGATCATTGTGACCGTGTGTCCATTGTCTTGGAATGCACCGTTGAAACCCTTTCTCAGTCTGCAGCAATGGCACTTGCACTTTCCCAACAGTGAGGCGATTTAATTGCCAACTGATGAAGACATTCGGCTTGCTCTAAGGCTTAGAGCACTTGCTGATGCTCTCCTTGTCCCTGTCGCTACCGCCACTGGTTTACCTCCCGAACTTGTTCAAGGATTTGTTGAGGGTACTACTACCGGTGCTGTTGCTGCAGGCAAAGAGCCAACGAAGAAGCGCAAGGTATCTGCGTACAATCGAAAGTACAAGGCAGCGTTCAAGCGAGTCTCGAAGAAGTACAAGAAGAAAAACGGCGAGTGGAAGAAGGGCGGATTCAAGTCTGCTGTTCGAGCTGCACACAAAGAAGCCGGAGGGAAGAAGTGATGGCGATCCATACACTACGAGGGCAAATCAGTGAAGGCGAAGTAAAGCGTCTTATTATTGCTGATGGCATGCTTAACCATGGATATCGAATTACTAGGTTCGTAGTCAGCGGGGATCCTTCTTCGGCTGCCAACGATGTCTATGCTCAACTGAGCACTGGAGAAACAGAGAACAAATGGAACTGGGCAGATAATCGGCAGATTGCTTGGGCCTCGACAAACATGTTCAATGTTGGAGGTGCCATGGCTCCCTTCACAGTGATCGATCCAGAACACATCGTAATTCAAGACTTATTCATCAATGGTAATGTGGGCGCAACCGGTGGCAGCGGTATAATCAATTATCTGATTGAGATGAAACCTGTTACATTAACCGATGAAGAAACAGTAATCCAACTAATCAAGGAGCGTAGCCAAGATGACATCTGAACAACCAATTGAAGAAACGAAAATGCCAACTAAGACTGAGCGATTCGCACAGTGGTTAATGACCCGGGAAGAACGGCGTGCAGAAAAAGAATCCAACCTCGAAGGTTTGGTTCGTCTGAATGTGCTTGTGTCCTTTCTTACTCTCGGGCTCGTCGGTGGCTTTGAAACTGTTCAACTTGCTATCTCAATGATCCCTTACTTGGGATGATTAAAGTCACAAGGGTGGCAAATCATACAACTCTGAACCCAAAGGAAGTTGTATTCACAACGAACAACTTCACCAGTGCTTAGGCGTTGATTGTGCTTGCAGAAGAATGTCTCATTGCAGGCTTCACACTTGACGCACATTACTCTTCCTCCTCACGTTGTTCACGGCACTCGTCGCACCAGGGACTAAGGACATTCTCATAACACCAGCAAAACATTTCAGCAACTCCTGCAGTAGCCGCTAAACGGATTACAGTCGTCGCATGTGCAAAGAGTAGTGGAATAGAATAGATCGCCACAATTGATACAGTCCCACCATGGTCCTGCTGGTCGATGAACACCATCGAAGTCTTGATGACCAAACAACCATTCGATGGTTATGTCTTTCGTTACCCAATCAAAGTTGTTGTAGAATCCGCAACTCATTGTTCCACCTGCTTCTTGAGTGCTGCAAGCGCTCGACGATCACGAATAAGTCGCTGCAATCCGTGTTCACCGATGGTTGCAACGGCTGCATCGATTACTTGAGACATCTTGTAGCCGTCATCTTTCATGCTTTGCAGTATTGTATTCGTTTCATCGCTCACCGTTATGCTGTATTGGTTCCCCATAAACCAATCCAAGCAGTTCCCAATAATAATGTTATTCCTAAATCCGAAAAAAAAGGGGGTGGGTAGAATAATAACATATGGCTTATTAGCAAGGGATGGTGTGGTGGGTAAGACTATCCTATGGCGCGCCACCGGTAGAGAAGATTAAGTGCTGCATGGGGGGTCAGTAAGTTGTCCGCAGGAGCCGGCCAGTTAATTCATGCACTGACACAACCTGCGGACACCTAAACAAAAGAGATGAACACTATGGCAAAAACAGACAGTTTTTTTATCAGAGCAAGCACACAAACCAACGGATTAACCTACGCACAAACAGCAGTGGATCTTGGA